GGGTTTAATAAATATTTACTTTGAGGTATATATTTAAAACCTGCATCATATACTTGTTGATCGTATGGGTTATAAAATCCTGGTGGCATTATAATTTAGCGTTGCCTCCTATTGGTAAAGCTTCTACAGTTACTTTAACATCTCTTTTAATATCGTCAGCTACAGTTTCTGTATTTGAATCTTGCACATCTTGCATTGCTTCTGCATCAGAATTATACTCTTGACCTGTTTTTGTATTTGTCAATGTTATTTCTGTTTGTGGTGTAATAATTTTTACTGGTTTACCATTTATAACTTCTATTCTGTATGATGCTTCTGTTTCTATAAACGACATATTAATCCCTATTTATTTCAAGTATCGATGCAATAACGTGTAATTCATTTGCATCTGTTGCCTGTGCCTTTAATACCTCATTTTCTTCTAAAATTAAAGGGTGAGTTAACAGCTCTGTTGTTGTTTTTGAGGCTATTGTCTTATCTTTAAACAAACTAAATACCGCAGAAGCAGCATTAGTTATAGTAAAAGTTATATCACATCCTGATCCAGCATCTTCAGATACTAAGATACTTTTAATTATAGCTCTAGAATCAGACGGTGTTGTGTATACTACAGTATTATCTGTAGTGCTAAGATCTATTAATTCGTTTTTATATATATTAGCCACTTATAAACCAAGAGAATCTCTCTTGCTCCTGTTTTACTTCATTTAAAAATGTAGAGTTTAACTGATCTTTCATAATAGTTAAAGCTCTGTTTATTTGTTTTTGGTTAGAAACATCGTATTCTATTTTTGGTTCTGGTATTCTTATATTAATTTTTGTCATTATCTACGTCCGTCCCCCTGCACATCTAATCTTAGTGTACCAAATCTCCACTCTTCACCAGAACTATCATTTTCTATTTTAACATTTACAAATCTACCTCTTGCTCTTGTATCTTTTTTAAGTGTAGTTGAGTCTATTGTAAAACTCTTCACCAGAACTATCATTTTCTATTTTAACATTTACAAATCTACCTCTTGCTCTTGTATCTTTTTTAAGTGTAGTTGAGTCTATTGTAAAAGGACTTAATGCTGTTGTAGTGTTTGATTCTTGTGGGTATCTCTTAACACCTAAACTTACTTTAGCATTTCCGGTCAATGCTTTAAAATCAGGTACAAATCTTCTCATTGCTAGAAAAAATTCACCTGAAACTTTTGGTCCTGCAGCTTGTCCTGGTTTAGTGCTTTGTCTTTGTTCTATATCAATATCATAAGATTGTACAAAAGAAGTAACTGTTGTAGTAGAACCATCTTGATTAACCTGGTCTGTACCAACTTCATGTTCAAAAAACTGAGTACGACCCAGTCCGCTTTGACCTACGACTGTTGGAAAACTTCCGTTACTTGAAGAATCATATTTAGTAGCATATGGTTTAGGATATACAATTGCATCAATCCAAGATGTTCTGGACTCTGTTCCTGTATACCATATTCCTCCAGGCATTCTAGAACTGCTAGACTCACCATAATTAAACACAACATATTTATCATTGAAACTAGATCCTTGTGAAGGATAGTACCAAATAACTTCTGTAAATAAATTATTAATACCAGCAGCAACTTGTTGGCCTTTGGTAGTATCAAAATTGTTATATACAAAATCTTCTACTGTGCATGGTAGTGATTTAACCGTACCATCAAACATAAAGAAACCATTTGGTGATAGCCAAAAAGCTGCACCATCTATTTCAACAACTGCATTCTTACCTATCAAACCACAGTTTGTACCTACTTGCTCAAAACTAAATGTAAAAGGTGCACCTACAAATTTCATTGTGTATAATGCATTATCTGTAAAAACTAATATTGTTTCTTTTGCTTTAATAGCACTAATAATTTTAGTACCATCTTGCAATCTAAAATCACCGGCACTGTTAGTTGCAGTGATGTCATAACTATTTATGTTTTCTTGATTAGAGAATCTTATAAACATATCGTCTTGTGTTGTCGTATCTCCAATAGTTGTTTCCGTTCCAAAGTGACATAAGTGTCTTGTTGTTGGTGATATCAAAGTTAATCTTGATGCAGTTGGATTAGCAGATGTTGAAAAACCAGATGTACTTGTTGATGCTCTAACTGTTAGAGGTGATGCAGCTCCTGCATTCCATGTAAATGTTTTACCGCTTGCAATTGTTGCAACTAGTACTTGACCAAAATTATCTAAACTCCATAGACCAGGTTCAAGAGTTACTTCTGATGCTAATACACCTTCACCCCAGTCAGAAAAGTTTGTTGCATCTGTTGCTGTTACTCCAGAACTATGTGTTGCATTATCTGTTCCGTTAACATTTCTTACAATACTTTGTAAGTTTGGTGACGATATAGATGCATAAGATATTAATTCACTCTCTACTAAAATTCTACCAGCAGCACTAAAGTTTGTTGTAGCAACCAATGTAACATTAGTACCAGAGCCTCCAGTACCCGAAGAGTTTGCACTTAAGGATCCGTTTAATGTTGATGTAGCTGCACCCGATACAGATCCGTTCCATTGAGATATACCAAAACCATAACCATAGTTTTGTGCAGAAGGACCTACTTTTTCATAAGGCTTAACTGCAATACTACCACCTGTTGAAACTGTGCCACCAGCATTACTACTTTGTGTAATTGTAAAAGTTGTAGGTGATGGAACTGATGTTACTTGAAATAATTTATCTTCAAAATCTGATGCACTAAAACCTGTACCACTTGGTAATGTAACGCTATCTAATAAAACTATATCTCCTGGTTCTAATCCATGAGATGTAGAAGTAGTTATTGTACAAACAGGGTCGTTATTAGTTGTTGCAATAGTAGAAGAGGACAGTGTTGATTTTAAAGGTGTTATATCAAATAACTGTCCTTCAAAATATAAAAGTAAAAATTTATCTGTGCCAATTGCAACATATCTATTACCATTTAAATCTACAAACGCATGAAGTTTTCTTGATACGCCTACAATAGAATCGGATATTAAAGAAGACCAACCACCAACTTTTTCAGGTAGGTTATATCTAAACCTTACATTATCTGAATCAACCCATCTATTCTCTGCTCCAGCAGAGGTGTTTTGTTTGTCTACACCCGGTAAAAAGTTATACTCGATAAGAGCCATAATCTGTGCTCCTTACGCTGTGTTAGTCTTAAATGCCCAGCCTCTCGTTGCATCTACATACACTAATGTAAAAGCTTGACCATTAGTTGTTAGTGTTAAATTTGATGTACCTGTATTTATTGGTTGACTGTTTCTATTAACAATTAAGTTGTTAGAGTTAAAAGTCCCTCTTGCATCAATAAATGTAACTTCAGCACCTGTTGCAGGTGAAGCCGGTAAAGTTACAGTAATTGGGTTAGCTGTTGTATTTGCAAATATCTGGTCTCCATCAACTGCAGTGTATGCAGTAATTGTTGAAGAGTTTAGTGTTACATAACCTTTTTGTCTTATTCCTAGACTAACGTTTGTACCATCTGAATATACTAATGATTTAGATCCAACAGGTAATAAAACCCCGGTCCCCGATACCGTTTTAACTGTAATTGTGTATAGTGCAGATGTACCTCTTGTCGTTGCATCCTCAAATACTATAATTCTTTCAGCACCATCGGGTATAGTTACACTTCTATTTGCACCTAATGTACCGGTTAATTTAATGTATATGTTTTTACCATTTGATGTTGCACCATTATCTAGTGCTAAAGTTAAATCACCAGATGCTAATTGTGCAGAAGACAAGTAACCTGTAGCTAGTTGTTCTAGGATCTGTAGGTTTGTATTGGTAATTGTACCCCAAAGACCTGCTTTTTCACCTGTAGCTATAAGCTCTAATTTTGAATTTGTTGAAAAACTTGATGCCATAATTCTCCTAATAAGGGTCTATATTAACCCATGTTTGTGATGCTCCTGGATCTATAGGTTGCCATGTAATGATACCTGGATCATTGACAGTAAGAGTCATAGGCACGCCTGTAGGACTTACATTCGCAGCTGCAGTGATTGTAACACTTCCTGTAGACAAGGTCAATTGGTTTCCTGTGACACTTGTATTAGCTGCCGCTGATACCGTAACTGTACCAACACCTAAAGTTAATGGTGTAGGAGTAGGTGTAACATTTGCTGCTGCAGCAATAGTTAGTGATCCAAAACCTAGAGTTAATGGACTTCCAGATGGTGTTACAAATGCTCCTGCTAGTGCAGAAGAACTACCTATACTTAATGTTAAAGGACTTCCCGTTACATTGATTGTAACATTTGGATTAAAGAACGATGTCGATATTGGAGCACCGGATATGGAAGTCAGTCCGAGCATGGTCTATGCTCCTGATTTTGGATATTTATTTTTAGTAGCTGTTCGTTTAGCTTGTAGTTCTGTAAGTGTATCGCCACCATCTAATAATGCATGAATACAATCTTGCAAAGTTGGGTATTCTGCTTGTCTGTTTCTTTTCCATTCTTCAGCATCATATTCTGCTTGTACCTCTACCATTTTAGCTTCTATGTCAGCTTTAGAAATAGGTGTTGTTCCATTATCCCATGAAATTTGATTAATATCATTTCCATTAATACTAAATTCTGCATTTGGATTAATTTTAAAAATAGCTTTTTCAATCATGCTGAAATCTCCATAACTGTAATAGATGAACATAATGCTGGTAATTGTTGATCGTCAGAATATCCACTATCTCTATTTAAATAAATAGTTTCTTGACTACCGGGTCTTTGATTAGACATTTGTAATTTATAAGTTGTAGAACTTGTAGTTGCTGGACTATCTAAACAACAAATAACAGCTGGGTGATTTGTATCAATTGCTGAAAAATCATTTGTTCCCCATGCACAAGCTATTCTATTTGAGCCTGTATCTGTCCCAACATAAATATTAGTAGAATCTCTTAAAAGTTTTATCATTCCAGCACCTGATGTAGCACTACAACCTAGTCTTAAATCACAAATAACATATACTTTATTAGAACTAGATGCTGGTGTTATTGAAACTGACATTCCTGTTATATCTGCAAAACTATTTGCACTTCTTGAAAATGTATCTGTTTTTACAGTTTGTTTAACTTGCAAAACCTTACCACCTAAACCAGTTGGTAAAGCAGTTACTGCTCCTAAAGATGCGTTAGCAATATTACCTTGTGGTATAGTGCCTGTTATTGCATTCGCTCCGCCTAGTCTAGTTATCGCCATATTATGCTCCTATCAACGCTTTAATTTCGTCGTCGTCCAATCCTAAATCTTTTAGCTTCTGTTTACCAGAGGCTTTTTTATTTGTTTTATTTTCTTCTTCTGCTTCAACTGTTGGATATTGTGCTTCTATGTCAGATTTAGAAATAGGTGTTGTTCCATTTTTCCAAATAATATTATCAACATTAGACGCTTCAAATTCTGCATTTGGATTTATTTTTTTTATTGCAAATATTAATTTTTTTGTATCATTCATTAAACACTATCTCCTAATCTTATAAATTGCATTTGAGTTCTTTCGTAATCTGAAAATGAACCATATATTTGAATACCATCATGTCCATTACCATTACCATAACCAAATCTAACTTTTACATTAGACGTATCATCTACATTAACAAAAGCTGAAAAACTTGTTGTATTAGTTCTGTTTTCAACATAATCATACATTTGATGTACTCTTGCTGCTTGAGTATATGAAGAATTATTTGTAGTAACTAAAATTTCAAAAGTTCCAGTATCTTGACTTCCACTTACTGTAAATTCAGCACTTAAACTAAAAGTTACTAAATAATATCCTGTTGCAGAAAAACTAAATGTACCAGATGATTGAGAAACTATTGTACCGACATTAGAATAAGAACTTTGGTCATTAGCAGCAAGATTTGATTGAATGTATCCACTTCCACTTGTTGCTAGATCAGAGCCAGAAATAACAAAAGATTGAACATTAGTAATTCCACCAAAACCTGATGCAGTTCCAGAATTAGAAATAGTTGCTCCTGATGGAATAGTTATCGTATCCCCACTAGCTCCGATAGTAATAGTGTTACTATTCTCATTGATAATGTTATTACCGTCTGTGTCCTGTATCGTGTCTGCTTTTAAAATGCTACTCATGATTTAAATGCCTCTATTTCATCGTCTGTTAATCCTAATTCTTTTAATTTAGCATTTGCTGATTCTTTGTCAGTTATTTTTTTAGCTGCTGCATCTGCTATTTCTTGTATCGCTACTTTAATTTGTTCTTTAGTAATATTAGTTGGATTATTGTCATGCCAAATAATTTCACAAGTATCAATATTGTTACCATCAATACTAACTTCTGCATCTGATTTAATTTTTAATATTGCTTCTGCTATCATCCTGCTATCTCCACTGCTGTAATCATTGAATCTGTATTTGAATTTGCATTAATATAGAATGTATTTCCAGTGTTTGTGGAAAATTGTAATTTATAAGTTGTTGCTGATGTAGTAGCTGGAGAGTCTAAATACATTGCACTTACAGTTCCAACATTATTATAGTTAGCTGCACCTGTATAACCTATCTGACCACCAAGTTGTATTAATTGTGTAGAACCTCTCAATAAAGCCATTGTTCCAGAAACAGCAGAGTCATTTCCTTTTTGAGAATCGTTTGCATGAACAAAAACTAATACTTTGCTTGAAGTAGAGCTAGGAGTTATTGAAACTGAAGCACCAGAAACATCTGTTAAAGAAGTTGAAGTTGTACTTTTTGCACCAGTAAAAACTGTTTGAACAACTTGTAAAACTTTACCCATTCCTGACATAGTAACACCACTAGGTACAGAAATAGTCTCTCCAGATTGACCAATAGTAATCGTCCCTGATCCAGAGCTCGTTGTTATTGTTCCTACTTTTAATATTCCGTCTGCCATTATTTACCTATT